ATCTTTTGTTGAGCCATCACATACTGTTTGTACAGTTGTTAAATTTGCAGATGTATAATTATATGTATAATCCATATCACCAGTATCTGGTCTATCTGGAATATATAATTTAACTGCATCACTTGATGTTGTTATTTCAACTTTTCCACCAGCTTGTCCTGTTGCTGGCATTCCTTTGATTTTTACTAATGGATTTTTAGAATATTTTTCAGCATTAGTTTCTTTAATTCTTAATTCAATTCCTAAATCAATCATTGCTTCATTCATTTTTTTCACCTCTCATTAAATCCCTATTAAGAAGTGCTACTTTTTATTTATATTGGATAAATAACTGTTTTATTTTCATATTTAGTATCTAATCTTCCTGTAATATTAACTGTACTTCTATGTACATTTGAATCTACATTTAAATTATCTAAATTAATTTTTATTGTTACATGAAAATATTCTGTAAAAAAGTTATTTATCAAATTTACTAATTCATAACAAATTGTTCGTTTTGATATTTTATTGTTTTCAATAATTTTATCTACTGCATAACAATCAATTGTTATTCCAAACGAATATGTTTGTTCTCCATAGCTCAAATTGTTAAATTTATTTCTAACTGGCATTAATACTGCTGTAATAATTGGGAAAATTTTACTTTCTTGAGTTCTCTTTTTTACAACTGTTGGATTATATATCGAATTTGTCTCTATATAATTTTTAAGACTTGGAAAAATTGTTTTTTCAAATATTTCTTCTACTATCAATATAAATCACCAACTGTCTTTTGTAATTCTATTTCAACAATGTTTCCAATTGCATCTTTTATATCTTCAAATGCATCATAAAACATATGTCTACTTGGTAAACCCTTAGTCCATCCAAATGTTCCATCGCCAATAGGATATATCCATCCTTTTTCTCCATGTTCATTTACATCATATCTCCATGATTTAAACATTTCATTTCCACTTGGATGTGGGCTATTAGAACCTGTTATTCCAGTTCCCATTTCATTAAATATTAATACTTCATCATCTGTCCATACTTTACCTATGTTAGTTTCATAATCATATTCCATATAAACATTATTTGTATGATTTTCAATACCATTTTCAAAGCAATATTGTCTTACTTTTTCATACATCATTTCAGTTGCATACTTTACAGAATTATCTATACCCTTTTCATATGCATCCTTGTACTTATTTAGATATGTTATCGCTTTCTGTAGGCTTTCTTTCGATAACTCCATTGTTATCTTTGTTCTCATTTTTACTTTCCTTATTATTTGTTTTTTCTACTAACTTATATCCTATTTTTAGATATTCGTTTTTCATGTTTTCACTATATGCTATCATTCCATTTGTAAATTTATACATATTAACACCTACTTTCCAACTATTTTTCTAAAATAGATTATAATTACTGCATTCCCATTTCTAGGTGGCATTAATTCATAATTTGCATTATATCCATTAACAATTTCATCGGTTGGCGTTGCACCATCTAAATATGCAACATCAAATTCTTTGAATTGGTCTTTGTATGAAATTGGTATAACTGCTTTTTGGATTTGCTTTGCTTCTTCACCAAATTCTGCTATTTCAGAATCTGATAATGTAGATTGATAATTAAATTTATATGGTTGAGGCGTATCATAAACTGAAATTTCATTTTCCTCTTCATCTAATTCAACTCTCAATTTACTTGCAATGTATAATTCTTTTTTCCAATTGCTTGGATTAATATTTTCAACAGGAATCATTTAATAACACCTGCTTTTGGATTTAATTCATACATTAATTCTTTTGATAATAGACTTGTTAGATAACTTACTGACAATCCATTTTCTGCATATGATTGAACACCTGTACGTTCCATAGCTTTATATAGTTCTATGGCACATCTTGTTTGCCAGTTTGCTAATCTAATATTGGTTTTATCTAATGTTGTTTTTTCAAAATCATATGGATAAAGTGCGTTTAAAGCCACAATTTCTGCATCCACTAATTTATCCATAAACATATTGTCTTTTGAACTATCATTAATGTCTTTTAGGATTTCTAATCGCATTTTTTGTATTTGTTGTTCTGGGCTCATAAACACACTTCCTTATTTCCAATAATTTAACTAAATTTTTTTTAATTAATTTTCTTGCTCTTTCCTGTGTTAACCATCTAATTTTATTTTTAGGTAATATTTTGTCTAATTCTTTATCATGATAGCTGCATAATGTAACTACTTTAATATTTTCTTCCATAATTCCTCTACTCCCTCTTGCTCATAAGAAACATTCTTTGGTATTTTGTTTGCAATCTTCTCGATATCCTTTTTTGACAAATTCATATCAAATGGAAGAATATATCCATTTTCTCCATCGACTATTTCTTTTATTGCATTTGGAAATGGTGTAACAAGGACTGGAGTTTTCTCCATAAGCGATTCATACATTGTATAACAAAATGATTCTGTATCTGAAAATTGTGCGATATAATCGTAATTAGACATTAGGCTTTGAGCATTTTTTATTGGTGGATATAAATTCATATTTCCATAATTTGAATAATCATATGGATTTGTTCCAAATACATCCCAACTATATGGAATATCATATTTTTTAAACAAATCACATAATTGACACATTCTTTTATATCCCTTCTCTTCTGTCAGCCTTGTAAATGAAGCTATCCTTAATTTTGGTTCTTTCCTATCTACTAAATTTGGTATAACAATACTGTCTTTTCCAAATTCTCTGATATATGATTCTCTTGCTGCATCACTTACTGATATATACTTTGTATTTTGATCATATTCTTTAAATTCTAAGTCCCAAAATTTTCTCATTTCTGTCCAATCTGAATGTACCATTCTATATATTTCATCATAATCTATTAATTTAAACATTGGTTCGTCTACTAGAACACTTGTTAAAATTAATATGTCACAATGTACTCTTTCGGTAAAGTCACAAATGACATTGGCATATTTTGAAATTGTTAATGCATTTTCAAAACTAATACTTCTTGTAACAAGTGAAATATCATATTCATTTCCAAAAATTTTACAAAAATTTATGATAAATGTTTCAATGCCACCTATTTCATTAAAATAATGTTGTAATAATATTATTTTTTTCTTTCCCTCTGTCATTTGCTACACTTCCCTTTTTTTAATTATTCACTTGTAACTGTTACAACTTTTTGTCCTACTGGAGCTTCAAATGTTGTAGATAATCCAGTTATTTTTCCGTGGAACCATTCTGGTCCATGATCTAATCCAATTTGACCAAAGATTTGATATTTTTCTCCTGCACCTGTTTTTGCTAATTGTTCTAAGAAGAAGTTTCCTTTTCCTGGTACTGGTTGTTCTACTGGTCCAACTACTGATGGATTGATTACTAATGCTGTTCCTTCTGGAATAAATTCACCTAATCCAACTTTTACTGTTGTTCCAACTGGTAATATTAAATCTCTAACTTGGATACCAAATGTGCTGTAATAAGAATCTCCTACTGGCATTCCCATTTCAATAGCATTTCCATGTAATTGTAATAAGTTTGCTGAGTTCATTAATACTACTAAGTTAGCAATATCTCCACCTGCATCTTTAATTTTTGTAACTACATCATTAACAATCCATAAGTCTAATGAAGCACCTGCTGCATTAACTGTATTTGTTGTAATTGCACTTACCATACCTCTTGTTTTATTAACTTGTGAATCATTAGCTGCTTTGTTATATATTCCTTGAATAAATGTTTTTTCAATACTTCTTTTTAATTTTTCCATTTTTCTTGCTATTTGGAAACTTAATTCGTTTTGTGGATTTGCAACTTGTCCTGCAACATTAATTCCACTTAATGTAGCCATATTTGATTGTTTAGCATAACTAATTGCAACTGATTCCATAAATATTTGTGTTACATTTGTTAATTGTGTTCTTGTAACAAATGTTGCATCTGGAGCTGTTAATGAAGCTGTTTCACTAATGCTTGGAATTGCTCCTTCTTCACTTGTATAATATTGACCTGTTACAAATTCTACTGAGTTTGTATATTTTACGTTTCCACTTATCATATTTAAAAATGGAGTATCTGTTTTTGCTTTGTTATATAATAATCCTGAATAATTAGGACAATTAAATGATTGTACTGTTTCTGTACCTGTCATACTTTCTCACCTCGTTTAAAATTTTCTATTTCCCTAAACGAGTACTACTTTATTTTTCATTTCACTATTCTTTGTTGTTCTTGAAAAATTTCTGTTGTTAATTGAGCTTGTAAAACTACATCTTTTGATTTAATTGCTTCATCAAGTTGTTGTTTCAAACTATCAATTTTACTAACACTTGGAGTACTATCTGTTCCACCAATTGGTTTTGGTGTATCATTTAATAGTTGTGTTGTAGTTTCTTTAACAGTTTTATCTTTTGTTTTGTTTAATAATGATATAAAACTATTAGCTAAGCTGATTGATTTGTCATAATCTTCACTAATAATGTTTTCTAATGTAGCTTTTAATTCTTCATCATCATCTTTTACTTCAATACCATTTTTTAATAATAATTTTTGTACTCCTAATGAACTTTTTTCTATTGCATTTGCTTTTTTATCTAATTCAAATTGTTTTTTCTCTTCTGCAATTTTTTCATCTGCTGTCATTTTTGATTGTTTAAATTCATCATATTCATTTTTTAATACATTAAAATTATTTTCTGATGTTTTTAATTTGTTTGCTAAATCATTATACTTATCTTTTGGCATAACCAATGTAGCTAAACCTTGTTTTATTGCTTCTACTCTTTCTTCATTTGTTGTATATGCATCATTATTTAATACATTTTCAATTACTTCATTCATTTTTCCCTTTCCCACACATTATGTTTTTATACAAGTCACATCTCTTGTCTAGTGTGTCATGCTATTATGCTCTGCATGATGAGCAAATTTATATATAACTGAGTAAATCAGTTTATATCTTTTTTTTGGCGTACGGTGAATGATTCGAACATCCGTTGTCCCGAAGGACACTAACAACTTAGCAAGTTGCCCTCTTCAACCTGACTTGAGTAACCGTACATGGTCTAGTAGGCTGGATTTGAACCAACAATCTTATGATCCCAGGTCATACGAAATACCAAGTTATTCTACTACTAGATGGTTGCTGACATGAGAGTCGAACTCATTATTTACTGGTTATGAGCCAGCCGTGATTATCCGTTTCACTCCTCAGCAATATATGGAGTGGTATATCAGAATTGAACTGATACATATAGCTTGGAAGGCTATTATTCTACCTTTAAACTAATACCACATGGCAAACCGACTAGGATTTGAACCTAGACTAATAGTTTTGGAGACTATTATGCTTCCATTACATTATCGGAATATGGTGCTGGAAGTAAGACTTGAACTCACGACCTGATGATTACAAATCACCTGTTCTACCAACTGAACTATTCCAGCATAGACCAAAGGCTTCTAAAGTTTCTTTGGAATGGTCTTACATATAAGGCTTCACGTAATTGTACTTCTTACAAGTTTCTTATAATGCCAATTTATTATTTTTTAACCTCTTTGGACTCATCCTCTGAGGCAGTTGTCGTCCTAAGACTTTCAACGCTATTTTTTTTTATTTGTTTACTTGCTTTATCTATAAATAATTTAATCCAGTTTTCTATTCCACCATAAAATTCCATTGATTTATTAAATGCTTCATTTGAATCACTATATAATCCACTTGTTGTCATTGCTACATCTGGAGCAACTCCACTGTTAATTTGATTCATTAATCCTTGAGATTTTACTAGGAAATTATCTGATTTGTTTCTTGTAAATTTTTGTTCAACATCTTTTACTGTTAATGTTTTTATTTCACTTGTTGGTGCTAATCTACAAATTTTTAAAATTAGTTTTAATTCTTCTTTTGCACATTCTTTAAATTTAGTTTCATCACCATCTGCTCTAGAATCTGCCATAGCCCATCCTTCACCAAGCATTCTAGCTTCTCCTGTATCTCCACCACTAGATTTTTCACTATTCTTTGGAATACCAATTATATTTAATGCTGCATTAAATAATCTATCATGTAATACTTTTGTATTTTTATGATCTATATTATTAGAAAGTAATTTTAAATCTGCTGGTCTACTTGGATCTATTGTTGATATCTTAACTGCACCTTGATTTAACAAATCTGCATAATCTTTTTTATCTATATCTTGATTGACAAATACTAAAATGCTTTGTACAAATTGTTCCAATCCGTCAATTTCATCAGATGTAATTCTATTTATGTTATTTAATAAATCCATAACTACTTCTATAATTCCTAATCTAGATTTATTTAAATAATATTCAAAAATAGGAATTGTGCCTAATATGTGATTTGATACAAACGTTACTGAAAAATTACTATCAAATATTCCTGATTGAATTTTATAAAAACTATTTTTTGTATATACACTTCCTTTGATTGTTTTATCATTAACACCTCTTGTAAATGTACATGCAAATAACTTTTTATGTGGCGAATAGCTAGAATAAACAATAAATGTATTTTTACTATCTAAATTTTCAATCGAAAATGGACTATCTTCGTTTATATCTGGCAAAATTAATCTGTGACCTATTCCAGAAATATATATGTCCTCTGATAAATCTTGGTCTTTCGGAAATTTGCTTTCTGCTAACATATAACTATTCAATGTTCCAACTTCTGAATTAGCAATATCTCCTCTTTGAACATATTGAATTGGTTTACCAAATACATAGCTTTTTTTAAATTCAACTATAAAGTAAGCATTATTTTCTACTACTTTATGGTTTATTGTAGGTCTAATTTCTTTTATTTTGCCAATAATTGGTTGATAACCTTTATAGTATTTTTCTAAATAATCAATTTCTTCTGCATTTTGTAAATGAACACTAAATACTTCATTTAAAATTTTTGTAATTGTTTCTTCATTCATGTCTTTTTCTTCGTAATCGGCATAAATTACTTTTCTACCAAATAATCTTCTTTCTTTTGGACCTATAACATATATAGTTGGTTGACTAGTTGGTATTTCTGCATTTGTTATTTCTTCTTGATTATTTGTTTCATTATTTGTTTCATTAATCGTATTTTCATTTTCCATATTCTCACCACTTTTCATTTTGATTCCCTAAATATGAAAAATAAGGGAACACAATAATAAAAATTTAAAATTATGCTCCCATGTAGCACTAAGTACCAAAAAGGGAATAATATTTTGATACTCAAAGACTTTATATCTTATTTGCGTATTTTATACAACATTCAT